TTCTTGTAGTGCTTTTGTTATTTTTGGATATGCACCAATAGGACCATAAGGAGCATTATATCCAAAAATTAAAATACTTGCTTTTTGATTATTAGTCATTTTTTCCCAGTGGGGAATTTTTGTAGAATATTCTTTTGCAAGTCCTGATATATTTGTTGTCAAAATATTGTCTGCTCTACCTTTTGTTATTTTATCTCCCTTTCTTACTGGTTTTTTGCCATTCAAAATACTATCATAAAAAGTAGATCCCCACCCAATAGTTGTTCTGTCTCCAGATACTCCAGTTTCATATGCATGTATTGGAGTATTTGTAGTTACTTTAAACCAGTTTGAACTTTTTGGATTTGTATAATCATTTACTCCTGGAGTTAGTGACGAAAGAGACTCATCCTGTTTTAAATGATGAGTAGCGATCTGAATTGATCCACCACCAGCAGCATAAGTAGTCCCATTCATTATCTTTGGTTTATTTGTTCCTCCACCAGCAGCATTCATTCCTTCTAGAGTATCCACACCATACTTCTGCACTGCACCAGTGGACATAACAAATTCACCATCAGTAAGCATTGCTGGAACTTTATCAACTCCTTTCTCACCACTCACAAAACCACTAAACATTCCAGATCCTGCTGCTCCTCCAATACCAGCACCAAGGAGCATTCCAAGTGGACCAAACATTGAACCTAGTCCAGCACCAGTTGCAGCACCACCCAACATACCTTTGAGATTAAGTCCTCCACCACTAAATGCAGCAAATCTTGGCTTTACATATCCACCACCAGAAAGTTTTTGTGTTTTCTGGTCTTCACCACCACCCTTAAGTCCTTGAGTAACTGCATATGCTCCACCAAGAGCAGCACCAGTTCCCAATACACCTGCTAGAACTTTTCCTCCTTTACCACCCAAAAATCGGGCAGCACCCATTGCACCTTTAACTTTCTTAGCAGCTAAAAGTTTAGCAATCGCAAATCCAAGTTTTATTGCTCCAGATGCAACTGCTTTGGTTAACCCCAGAGCAAATCTTCCAAAAGAAGTTCCAAAGGTCAGATAAAGTGCTAGGAGTTTAGGCCAGTGATCTCCCAGAAATCTACCGATTGCTCTTACTTTATCAGCATTTTTTGGATCACCGAACCATTCTAATAGTTTATAAACAACTCTTCCAAGAAAAACTGTTACAAAGAAATCAATTATCTTATCAAGAATACTCTTAACTGGTGATATTACTTTTTCTGCTTCAGACTTTAATCCTTCAAATCTTTTTTCTAACTTATCTTCAGCAAGTCCCCTTTTTTCCTGTTCTACTTTTCTTCTATCAAAAGCAGCAGCATTATCAAGTGTCTTTTTTCTACCTGCTAATATTTCTGCAATAGAAGTTACAGATTTAGTAATCGTTGCAATACTATCTTCTACATTTGATGTAGAACTTCCTGGTAGTTTTGCACCAATATTTTCTCCACTTGCTATACTGCTTTGAGTCCTTGATATATTTTTAAGAATGCTTATTTTTTTGGAATTATTATTAACAATCTTTGCAAAGTTACTGACTATATTAACAAGACTTTTTACATTCTCAACAAGTTTTGATAGTGTTTTTTGTATATTAAAAATATTTTTAGAGGGATCAACAGCAACAGAACTCCCTCTCTTAAAACTTTCGGCAGAGATTAAAGTTTTTTTGAGTTGTGAATCTAGATCTTTTAAATCTTTAGAATCGGGCATTGCTCATCTGTTGTTTTTGTTTTAACTCTTCCTCTTCAAGATGTTGTTGCAATAAACCAACATAAACATCTCTTTCCCAGGGAATCATATTTTCAATTTCCCATAATGAATATTTATGATATTGCATCAGAGAAAAATTGAGTTTAAAGTAATTCTCAAGATCCATATGAACCATGATCACGCGAAAAAACTTGCTAACCCTTCAAGAGCAACTTCACTTTCTACTTCTGTTTTTGGATTTTTAACTTTAATGATATGTGAAAGTTTGGGCATTGTCTCAAAGAACTTCTCAATATCCTTAAATTGAGATGAGTTCATTGATTCTAAAAATTCAGTAAGTTCTTTTTTAGTAACATCAGAAGTAGACCAAACTTCATCTTCAGTATAAATCTTATCAATACAAGATGCAATAAGATCAAAAGATTGATCCATAGCATTCTTACCCTCAAAATCAAAATTGTTTTTAATAAATTGATCTAGTGATGGATACTTCATTTCCATCATAACCGAATTATCAATCTTAATTTTTTTCTCGTGATTTTCATTTTTCTGAACCTTAATATCATCAAGGTTTATTGTTACAGGAACTTGAGTTTCTCCATCATCAGGACATATAATATTAACTTCTAGTTCTTCTCCAACTGATTTACCACGAATATTGAGAAACAGAAATTCAATATCAAAAGTAGGGAGTGTTTCTACTTTAATGTTCTTGGTTATGATGCAGTTTTTAATAACTGTTTTGATTGCATTTGTGATTTGTTTGGTATCTTCACTTTCCAATGCAATGACTAAAAGTTTTTCTTCTTTAACTAGAAATGGACGATATTGAATTGTTTCTTCAGTTGAGGGCAGTTCAAGTTCGTATGTTGGTGTAGAAATTTTTGGTAAAGGCATAATATCCTGATATAAGTTTCAGTGTGATTATTTAGATGGTCTTTAACGAAGATTAAAATGGAGTAAAAGTTGATGCTTGTGAAGCACCAGCACTATCAAAAGGAACTCCACCGGGAGTGATCCTTCCAGTAATACTACTTAAATCTATATTAGAATTAAAACTACTATTAATCTGTGCGAGTTCTTGTGGTGTCGCAGTGAAATTGGGGCTAGAAGGATCTCCAGTGAATATTGAAGATGTAGTTGCAGTAGGTGCTGGATCAGTTCCAGTAGGCATCATCAAATATCTAATATATGATAAGGAAACTGAACATTTTAAGAGAGAAGACGAATCATAAGAAACAGGCATTGATGCAACAGAAATAGGATAAGAATTAATAAATTCATATATTAATGGTTTACTGATATATCTCTCATTTTTTGTATCTCCGGTTCTTTCAAATTTTATAACTTGTAATCCCGTAGCCATATATTTGTCAGGATAATTAACTCTATAAAAATAATTTGAGTTTTTTGAACTCAACATTCCTCCTCCAGCACTAACAGATTCTCCAGAAATGTATTTCATCCAAATTTCAAAATATCTAATGGGCATATAATTATCAGCATTAACATAGAATGTTAAGTCAATACGATCATCATAAACTCTTCTATATGCATGTTTTTCTGTTACACCATGAAAATTATCATTAATCTCAAAGGTTGCTAAATTAGACCCAGGAAGAGTTGCCTCTGAGCACATTAAATTTAATTGTTCTTGCAATCCTGTATATGGAGGCAACCCATTTGCAGTAAAATAGTTATCGGTTAAACCAGGAGGTCTTGGAATAGTAACCTCAAAGTGAGAGGTAAGCGCAGGATGAAGCAAACTAGATTTAATTTTTGCTACGTTTCTTACGGTAGGCATTTATAAATACTTTTTGATCTTTATATATTATGTAGTAAGGATAATGGGAGAAAATAAAAGAATAATCACATACAAATTTGATACGACAAAGTTATGTGAAGAATTTAATGTCGATGGTGCTCAAATAATAGAAGAAACCTTTGAAGGTACTAGAAGTGGATATCATTTTCCCGGAATGTTAGGAATGAAACATTCTGAAGAAACAAAAAAGAAAATGAGGGAAATTGCAAAAGGAAGAAATATGAGAAAAGCAATTGAAGCATCTTCTAAAAAAAGAAAAGGAAAACCTGCACTTAATAAAGGATGCGAATATCCTCAATTTCAAAAAAGTGGAAAAATAATTTCAAAAGAAGGTAAAATAGTTGAGTTTGATTGTATATCACATATAAGCAGAGAATTAAATTTAGATCCATCACATTTGGGGCAAGTTCTATCTGGAAAAAGAAAATCTCATAAAGGTTGGAAAAATGCCGCGTGATTCAAAGTATCATCAAGGATATTTTCATCCAAGAAATCCAGAAAAGTATATGGGAAACTATCAAAATATAGTGTATAGAAGTAGTTGGGAACTTAAATTTATGCAGTGGTGTGATAGGTCTCCCAATATATTAAAATATGGATCAGAGGAATTTTGTGTTCCTTATTATAATCCAGTGAAACAAAAAATTTGTAGGTACTTTCCTGACTTTATTATTGAAGTGTTAGAAAGCAATGGAAAAACACAAAAATATGTAATAGAAATAAAACCAAAAAAACAAACTGTTCCACCAGTAAAAGGAAATAAACAAACAAAGACTTTTATTCACGAGGTTAATACTTATGCAGTAAACCAAGCAAAATGGGTTGCAATTCAAGAATGGTGTGCGGATAGAATGTTAGAGTTTAAGGTCATCACAGAAAATGATTTGGGTATTAAGTAATGGCAGAAGGTTTTGGTCAGTATGTTGGTGTACCTCCAAGAATGAGAGAGTTGCGTAAAAAAATTGAGGAAACTGGAACAAGAGATCCAGAGGACTTAATGCTTCTTATTATGGAGGTATTAAAAGAAGAAGTATTATATCCAGAACCAGGAAAGTTTTATACATTCATTTATAATGCAAAGACACCAAATATTGAGTATGACCAGCACCCATTAATTGCTTGCACCTCATTAGAGAAG